CAAGAAACTTGAAGTAAGCGTACAATAGGATAATAGCCGACTCGATCAATATTGTAATTATAGCCCAAGTAGGCACCATATATCGAATCACCTCCACATCTTTTGTCTTGACACTAGACTCACTCTTACTGCGGTACTTATCCTCGTACACGTGAGCGATTGAATCAATGTTCACAGAGGCTTCAATCTTGCCACGTACGGAGCGAATTATTACTTGCCCTTGTGGTATCTTGATCTTACTGTAGAACGTGCTTAAAATGCCAGAAGAATCGCACGGATTGTCTATAATCAATGTGTCGTGTACAGCTGGAAGTATCTTTGCAGAACGCTCAATCTTGAACGTATCTACACGAACTACTTCTTTATACTCTGTCACCGTCTTAACCGGGCGGCAAGAAGCGACAATCACAAATAATAATAAGATTAACTTTCGCATACTCGTTTTTCGTTTCCTTTGTATGGAATATACATTGTCTTTGTACCTTTCTTTACCGCAATAAGAATCTCACCCTTATTCAATCCATCACCATACGCCACGTGAACCCAACCTAACTTACCGTTAGCGTCTGGAAACTCAGCAATAAGTTGCTTAAACTCAAGGTTGTCTTTTATCCAATGAAAAATGTCATTGTTACTAACCTCAGATGACGAACCATCCATATCAATGTCAATGGCTCTGCCATAACAGTGGTCCGATGTCGTCGATCCACCTACTGCTGCATTCAAAGCCTTTGATCTGTAGCCTGAGCTGATATTGATTGGAGTAGCGAAGTGCTCTCTAATAGGTTGAAACACTTTTTCTGCAAGTCGCTTGAGATTTTCTAAGTGTTCTGGTGTGGGATTATTAGCTATCCCTTTTCTTTTGGCTGACTCGGAGCGAGTCACTTCCACTAAATCTAAGTTAGGCGATAATTTCATTTGATTATTTGTCTGATTAAGTCTTCGTTAAAGAAATGCAAAAATACAAATAAAATATCTATACACATGGCCACAGCTACTATAGCTCCAACCACACGAATGGTTGTTTTCATTATCCTTGACCTCTATTCTTTTTTGTTGGCTTATCTTTTGGGCCACTTGTTTTCGAGTGCTTACCATTGCGTCTTACGCCAAAAGTAACCTTCTTGACATCAACTGTTTTTGCCATTGATTGATTTCCATCCCGCTATCCCCAATGAAGATGCGGCAAATGTTAAAAGTGAAACAAATATAAACTCTTCAATAACTAATTGGCGTCCAATTAGTCCAGAAATAACAACTGCTAAAACAATAATGACGACAAGGGCAATAGCAACAAAAGCAGCCACAGACTGCTCATTGATGTCATTCGAATCCTTAAATATTCGCCACATTGTTACTTTCCTTTAATCAAGTTGTATAACTTAAAGCCTGTGTAGATAATTGACACAGCAAGCAATCCAACCCGAAGCATCGCCTCGATGTTGGTAAACGATAACATCAAAGTCATCGCATTTAGGATTCCTATTTTCAAATCGTCTTCTGTCATCTTACCAAAGAGCTACAATATTAGTAGCTGTAGTACCTGTTGAAAAAACACGATGAACGCGAACCTGAAGTGTTGTGCCTACTGGAACTGCTGTGAATGTTACCTCATCGCCACCGATAGTAAGAATCTTTAAGTTTCCTGCTCCACCAATGTAAAGGATGCAACCTTCATCGTTTGTGCCACCTGAGACACTAGGGATATTAACTGTATCTGATGGCGTTACTGCTGCAGCACGGCCAGATTGAACGTAATTTAAAACACCCATCTTATTTCTTCTTCTTGTTTTTCATTGCAGCCTGAGCATTCTCGGCATAGTGCTTACGTGCAGATGGCTTCAACTTTTGATTACTAGCTTCTTTGATATCGAATGCAGTCTTTTTGCTAACTTTTTTCATCTTATGAATTATTTGAGATACAAAGTTAATTATTTTTTCTTACCACCTCTGGCACGACGATCACCAGGTGAATTTGATTTCGATCCACGGTTTTTTCTTGCTGATTCCTCAATAATCCGACCATCTCTTTGATGCGACATATCTCTGGAATCCCCATCACCGTACTGGCCACGCTGCCTGTTAACTCTATTCAACTCCACACGCTTAGCGACTTGGTCAGCACGCTTATTGTAACGGGATTGATAAGCTAAACGCTTTTTGCGAGCCTCCTCGTTGTGCTTGTAAAACTCTGAAGTTTCTCCCATTACGATCCTTTTACCCATTTCTTAGATGGAGATGCTGTTTTTGATGGAGCCCACTTAGTGACATTGGCCCAGTACGCCGCAGACATCTTGCCCTTAGCAATATTCTTGGCGTGACGAGCCTTAAATGCCTCACGCTGACCTGCAGTTTGGTTTGTCTTAACGCCTGCTTGCCCAAAACGAATCAGTTTCACCTCATCGCCTTCTTTAGCAAGCACCACATGGGACTTCCCTCCCGATGTCTGTCTCTTGGGCTTATTAACACCCTCAAGACCATAACGCTCCAACATTTTTTTAACGTCTGCCATCTTACCTGAATTTACTTGTCTTCTTCTTGATTGATCTTGGCTGAGAAACAAACTGTTTGCCCTTGCTATTTCCTTCAGCCTTAGCTTTGTTAGTAGCAGCCTTCTCGGATGCAGACAAACTAGACCAAGCATTCTCAGGTAAATAACGTTTCTTGCCTTCCGACTTCACTTCTTTGCTTGAGCCCTTCTTTTTGTTTGCAGCCGTGCCTGAAGTCATCCATTTCTGGTCGCTCCAATCTTTCAGTGATTTCTGAGATTTAGCTAGTGCCATAACAATTATTTAGTATAGCCGCCACCCTTAGCCTTGTATTCCTTGGCTAACATCTGTGCCTTCCTGGCTGACCATTCGCCAGGGTCACCCCCTTTTGAACCAGCTTTGATTTTATTAAACAAAGTCTTTCTCATCGAAGGCTTCGTATAATTGCCAGCTTCGTTTACTCTGCTCTTAGCCATATTAGCACATTTTCTTGCCTGCCATCATTTTCTTGGCAACTTTCACAGCCTTCTTTGCAGGTGCGATTTTAGAAATACCCATTACCGACTTCGGCATTGGACGTGTCATTGGTGTTTTTTCTTGCTTTGGCATGGTTACATTCCCTTTTAAAAACTTCATCGCACCATCCAAGGATTCCTTGGACTCGTACTTTGCCGCTTTGTTTATGATATTTTTCACTACTTAAATAAATCGGATAGAGTGCTAGTAATCTTACTCATAATTCCTTCAGACGAAGGAAGTGGAGTATCACGACCAACTGCCGCATTTGCCTTAGCCATTGCTGCATCAGCACGAGATGTTAAGCGACTTGATTTTTCATAATTATATCCAGCCTGTCTCCAAGTTTGATCCGCATGTTTTGAAAAAATATTTTTAACATATGGATCTTTTTCTTTTGCAGCAATTTTCTCTGCTGAAGAAGCCCATTTTACATTAAAATCTGCATTTTTTCGTAAAGAATCGGACATCTCATAAGCACGTTTGGCAGATATCTGCCCTGGTTTCATCTTTGCCATATTAATCTTCGAATGAGGGTGATGCAGCTAGAGGATAGTCTCTACCTGTTGCTTTTTTAACTGCAGCGTTTGCTAATGAACGGTAACGTTTAGCGTTAGCATTCATGTAATCCGCACGCTTGCGAGCGTCTGAAATGATTTTATCTGCACCTTTTGTGCCACTACCAATAAGTCCACGGACATTGTCCATTTCTAATTGGGCGTCTTGTTCTAATTTCTTTGCGGCTTGCACTGTTTGCAATGCCGTGATTTTCTTTGCCATATTCTTCTTATTATTTGACAAAGATAAGTAATTTTGTAATATTAATCTTTCGTCAATCTTTGATTGACAAATAATTGAATCCAATGATCAGAACATACATGAAGCCTCGCAAAATACAGCCGAGGACTATCAAGGTAAGGGAGTATAAGTCTAAACCAATCGTAGTTAATCGCTTCGAAGTGAAACGCGACTACCTAAAATACATCAAAGTAGTGCGTGCATGGGCTCGTCATAAGCACGGATTGGGGCTAGAAGACTTCGAAATGCTGTGCTACCTCTACTCCGAGCACGTTTTTGACGCCAATCAATTCGACCAGTACTGCCAAATCTTCAATTTTACCCAAAATAGACGCAAAAGTCTAATGGATAAAGGGCTTGTGGTGTATTTCCGCAAGCCAGAAGCCCACAAACGGGCCATTTATGAGCTTTCCTACAAGGCCAAGACCATCATACGCATGGTTTACGAGATGCTCAACGGAGAAAGACCCGTCCCTAAGCTATCTGACATCAAGCCTATACAACCACAAAGACCCAACCACTTCGCCAAAAGGCAATATGATCGGGTCATTGGTCGAATGAATAAGAAGTTCTAGTCAGGTGGCCGGCCGGGAAATCCCCTGATACGACCCATATCCACCGACTAATGTTTTTATAATTGAACTAATTTTCTACCTACAAGTTCAAAACTTTCTTGGCTATAGATTTCTTCTATCTTAACCCCTGGAACAAATGTCAATGCCTCTGCAATATTATCGCCTTGTTGTGTTGTTACCTGAACTACGCATCCAACACCTTCAATCTCCATTGCCTTAGTTGATTTCATCCAACCCTCTGCTACGCTTGACGCTTTGCTAATCAGTTTGAATGTATCTCCGTTACCCCAAAATACAATGTCTTTCACGTTTTTTGTCGCTCCTTTAGAGTCTGTGTTTACTAATGTTTTCATTTTATTTTTATTTAAATTGTTTACAATACCACCACTACATCTTTCTCGGTGATGACCGTATATAGGTCCTCATTGATGCGGATCGAGTGACCGGCCGCACGATCGAAGTAGATAAATGCTCCAGGCTTAATGCCATCCACTGTTGAGCCAGAAGCAACGACTGTTGCTTTTTTGTAACGAAGCTCTGCAGCATCCGAAACACTCATTATGAGTCCTCCCTTGGACTTACTCTCAGACTCCTGAGGTACTATTAAGATATTTTTTCCTATTACGTGAAATCCCATTGTGTTTATTTTTTTATTAAAATCAGTATTATTACTACTTAAACCGTTACATTTTGTAACGCACTTCCGAATTTGGTAACATTTTGTTACGAATTTTGGCAAAATTTGTTACGCAACTCGGAAAAGTCTACATCTGCCTTACGTTAGTGATGACAGTCTCCGTTGACAAGAGTGTCGTTGCAACGCTGACAGAATTTTTTAACGCTTCTTTAGCCACTTTCGTCGGGTCAATAATACCAACGCTCATCATGTGGCACATCGCCCCATTAGACACGTTAATACCAACACCCTCCTTAGTCAAGATGTCGCCATCCATCTCAAGCCCTGCGTTCGACAATATCTTGCTCATTGGAGCAAGCATCGCTACCTTCAGTATCATCGCACCTTTGTTCTCAACCTGCATCTTAGCCGCAATATCTTTCAAGGCCACGCCACCACCTGGCAGAATCCCCTCCTCCAAGGCAGCCTTCACCGCACAAACCGCATCATCCACCCGGTCCTTCTTCTCTTTCTGCTCAATGTCTGAGTTAGCACCCACCTTGATCACACCAACGCCACCACCTAGATTCGCGATGCGTTCCTTCAAGAACTCCTTCTCAATCGCTGAGCTCTCAACGGCCAATTGCTCCTGCAGCTCCTCAACTCTCTCCTCACCTGCACCCTCTGCTCCAAAAATAATCGTATTGAATCGGCCACTCACCACTTTACCTGCTCTTCCTAGGTCATCAATGCTTGCCATCAACAGGTTGTCACCCGTCTGCTCACTGAAGTACTTAGCACCCGTAGCGGTAGCAATATCCTGCATAATCTGATGACGCTTGTACCCAAACGATGGCGGGATGATCGTGCACACCTTCAGGCCACTCTTAATCTTGTTTACGTTCAATGAGTTCAAAGCATTCTCCTCTAGCTCACCAATAATCAATAGCGACTTCTTGCCCTGCAAAATAAACTCAAGCATCGGCAGGATATCGTTCAAGTTCCCGATCGGCTGGTCAGTCACCAAGATATATGGCTTGTCCATCACAACCTCTTGCTTCTTGTGGTCTGTCACGAAGTACTTGCTCGTGTAGCCTCTGTCTATCTTCATACCACTGACCACCTCAGAGTAGGTCTCAGCCGTTGCCGAGTTCTCGACCGTCACCACACCACTCAGACCAACCTGGTTATACGCATCAGCGATAATCTGCCCAATCTCCGCGTCACCATTGGCCGAGATAGTCGCCACATCAACGAGCTTCTCAGGGGTAATCTCTGTGGACATCTCCGTCAACTCATCTGCCACCTTCAACGCAGCCTCTTGTACGTCTCTCAATACTTGAGTGACATTGTCCTCTGGTGTTATCAAGTCCGTTGCCGCATGGATAATGGCTTGAGCTAGGACGACGGTCTGACTGGTTCCGTCACCAGCTGAATTCGCTGTCTTCTCAGATGCTTCTCTAACGATCATTACCGCTAGGTTCTCTGTCGGGTCCATCAAATTAATGCCTTTGCTTACGCTGACTCCGTCTTTTGTGACAATAATGCCACCAACATGTTGGTCCGACTCCATGAGCACCGTTCTTCCACGAGCCCCCATTGTAGAACCAACCGCATTGGCTAGTGTATCTACACCTCTTATTAACTTCTCTCTAGCGGTTAATCCGCTTTCTACTTGCTTGACAATCATAGACTACATTTTATTTTTTATGAAACTAACTTTTTTAATCCGACTTGTTTGGTTTCCTGCCGTGATAAACTTCTTACCCTGCAAGTTCTTCTCAATCTTGCATCGTCTGCATCTCACAAAATAGTTCGCTATCTCGTTCTTAAACGTTCGACCAACATTGTACTGCAAAACTGGGTTTTCATTATTCACCGCATCAGCGACATCTGTTAGTGCATATCCCGTGCCATACTCCTTGAAGTAATTGTCACAAGCTCTATACAACTCAAATATCGTAGCAGGAACGCTGAACATGTACTGATCCGTAACTATTATGTAATTACTGATACCAACAAGCTCTGACACTATGTCATCCATTTGAATCCTGAACTCAGCAGGACTAATCAGCGGAGCACCACTGGTTACATAATCCATGTACAAGTCCTCCCACTCAACCACTAACCCCTTAGACAATACACCCTCGATGTCTAATCTTTTTACTAACCAATCTTTCATATAAAAATAAACCCGAAGATCTGAGGGTAGTGGACCTCTTCACTTCGGGGGTTTTAATAAGTTCTTTGATTCGGCCACTACTCCGACACCACAAAGATAATAAAGTTTTGAAAAACTTCCTAACAAGGAAGTGTACAAAATTTGTCTCTATACAGCTCTAATAAATAAATAGATAGATTTATTTCAATTATCTAAATAAAACTATCTATTTTAATTTTTCTTAATATTCTTATTTATTTTATACATTCTTTACATAAATAAAGAATAATATATATAAATAACTATATATCAATAAGTTATAAATGTAAACTTAAAAATAAAGTATACACTTTTAGGTGACCAAAATGTACAACTTTACAAATAGTACAATTCATCTTGAAAAAGTACAATACTATAATTAGGCAAAAAAAAGACCCAAGTCTTTTAGAACCTGGGCATAAACTTAATAGTCTATTTCTTTTTTGCTTTCGGGAACACACCTTTCTTCTCCATCTTCTCTACCTTCTTTCCTTCCACCTTCTCGTGTTTCATCTTAGCGGCCTTACCACCATATTCCTTGATCATTTTTGCCATTGTTGTTTTTGTTTAGTGAAATGCAAATATACGATTAGAAAATTAGGGGTAGAGGGCAACACCCCCATCTCACTGACCCGGCCCCCAAAAGGAAACGACATGGATCGAGGTACGGGGGGTGCGAATTCGGAAAAAGTTTCCAGGATTTTTAGCTTTTCTAGTCGGCGGGATAGAGCCTAAAGGCTCGAATATATTTTGGCCTAGATAGCCCCGCGACGTTTAGATATTTGCCTAACTATCTAACCTTTCCAACTCGAAGCGTTTAGACGTTTGTCTAATTATCCCATTGCAAAATTATTTAGACTCGATCTAAATAAACTGATCTATTTTTGATGCGATCTATTTTTTAGGCTCGTCTAAATTTTTATTTAAACCGATCTAAAACAAAATCGTAACTATAAAATTAGTCAAGACTAATGCGGTTACTTGCTTAGACTCAATCTAAATAAAGATAAAATTCAAATTTTCTCGATTTTTCCCTAAAATACCGCCTAAACTCTTGCAAAAACTTCATTGTATTTTTTAAAGAACTTTTGCCTTATTTGTGCTTATTCATTGTATTTTTCTAATAATCGTAAAAAAGTTTTTAACGAGTACTTGACACGGATGTGATTTTTTATATTACTTTGCATCAACAAAAACGCAATAACAAATGAAGACTTACACGGATGAATTTAGCTATATAGTAGCTACTAAAAAAATTGTTAATATCAAAAGGGCTTCAGGTCGTACCGCTACGGAGTATTTACAAAAAAAATATCCTAGCTACCTGGGTTTCTTTATTGAGTTAAATAGCATTAAAAATTAATCACCTTAAAAAAAATCTTATGAAAAGTTACAATGGTCACCGATCTTGGAATGCATGGAATGTTTCTTTGTGGATTAATAACGAAGAACATATTTATCGCTTCGCTTGTGAATTAGTCAAACTTACTAATTTAAATAACGCTACTAAATTATTTATGAAATCATTCGACAAAACGCCCGATGGCGCGGTTTATAATCGTATTTCGGTTTATACTGCTTTAAAGGACTTAAAAAACGATTTAGCAATATGAAAAACTACAGGCTAATTTTTAAAAATATACAGGATGAAATTATTTTTAGCACAATAATACAGGCTAAAAGTATGCGAGGTGCGGCGCAAAGAGCCCGTAATTTAGAGCCTTTTTCGTATGTTTCTAGGTCTATTATAAGCCTAGAAGATGAATTTAATTTAAAACTTGACAAAATAGAATTTAATTATTAATCCTTATAAAAATACGCAATATGAAAAACTTTAATTTTAAAATAGGCAATGCAATTGTAAATTTTCAGTTCAAAACTGGAAATGCAAAAACAGGAAATTTAATTCAAAATTATATTATCCCTGCCGAATGGCTCCAATCAGAGGCCAAAATTTCTACCTTGTCAGACAAGGCCGTTTGTTTTGATTGTCCGCATTCAAAGGACATAAATAAAACGTGCTACGTTCGCAAAGGACAATCAGAAATGGGACTAGCT